CTCAACAACACCAGCAATTCAACGGCCTGGTTGTGCAGTGCTACCACCTGGCAGTACACACAAACACAGGACGACAGATAATGACCACATTTGCTGTAGTCAACAACAGCGACCTTTTACCAGCAGTCAATTACCTGCTGAGCAATCTGGACACCACCGGCAGTGGCAATGTGGTGTTGCCAGGCAATGTGTTGGTGGCCAATACCACCACAGGGGTGATCACCCGCAGCGGCAATACCACTCCGGTAAGTTATCTGTATCAGTATATAAATCTGCGCTACAGCAACAATGCCACAGGCACAGCAGGCTTTGACACCAACAGCAACAATTTTGCCTACTTTGGTGTGTACAACAGCCCAGGACCCACACCCAGTGCCAATCCAGTGAGTTATCAATGGTTCCAGGTCAGTCCACCATTTGATTCAGCCAACTCCAGGACTCTTTACTACAGTGCCATAGGCGGTCGTCAAATACAATTTGCAGCGGCATCAAGTCCACCTAGCTCAAGCTATGTGGTCACAGTGGCCAATGTGGCCATTGACCTAGACATTGTGACCACAGCCGCAGGTACGCCAGGTGAGCGTGGTCCCATAGCCATGGCCTATGTGATCACCACAGCAGATCCTACCAAACCACCGGCCACAGATGCACAGTTGACCACATGGTTTGAAGCCAGCAGATCAGCCACAGTACCGCCCATAGGCACAGGACTCACACCTGTTGTGGGCGACACAGCATATTTTACCTATCCTACCACAGGTACCAGTGTAACCTACGAATACAATGGTAGTGTATGGAATTCAGTGGTTGGTCAAGTGGTATCAGGCGATACCTTGGTAGCCAACACAGTGCCTGGCACAGCCTTGCAAGCCAATACCATCACCGGTGACCGAATACAATCAGCCACAATCACCGGCAACCTTATTGCCGGCAACACCATTACAGGTAATCTGATACAAGGCAACACTATCACAGGCAATCTTATTGCTGCCAACACCATTACTGCTACCAACATAGCCACCAACACTATCACAGCCAACCAAATTGCGGCCAACACCATTACAGCAGGACAGATAGCGGCCAACACCATTACAGCAGGACAGATAGCGGCCAACACTATCACTGCTAACAACATAGCCACTGGTACCTTGACCACAAACCTGTTTACGGCCAACACAATCAATGCCAATATCATACAGGCCAACACATTTAGTGCCAATACCATCAGTGGTCAGGCCATCATAGCCAACACATTCACAGCCAATACCATCAACGGTCAAGCCATAACCAGTGGATCAATAACCACTGACAAGTTGGCAGCCAATGTGCTCACAGCCAACACTGTGATTTCAACTGGTGCATTCATTGGCAATTTTGCCAGTCCAGGTTTCTGGTTGGAAGGCAACTCAGGCAATGCCCGCTTTGGCAACACACTCAGCGTTGGCAACAATCTTACTGTGGGCAACAATGCTCAAATAGGTGGCAATTTGACTGTGACAGGGTTAATCAGTAGTGGCAATTTGAATGCCAACACAGTTCAAACCAACACATTGATCAGTGGAGCCGTATCAAGTTTTACCAGTTTTCAAAGCAATAGTACATTTAATTTGGGAGGGCCGCCCAACAATACCTTTGTAGATTTTCCAGGTGGAACAAATTTAACCCTTACCACAGTTCAGAGTAGTCAAAGTGTTTTCTTATGGTTTAATGCTGCTTATGTTTTTACTTTTGTTGGTGGCCCAGGTGCTTCGGTTACCGTTCCTATTACCTGCACCGCGTCGCTGTATCGACGCGATTATCCGGGTGGCACTAATTTAACTTTGATTGAAGATTTTGTGACTCTACAAGGTTTACCCAACAATGTTGGAGGAACCATAACCATACGGCCTTTACCAACGGTATTGGTTGACACTGCTCCCACAGCAAGACAATACCAATATTTGTGGAAAATAAAATATCAAATTACTCAACTTAGCAGTGTATTGATATGCTCAAGTATTACCATTGGGCCAAACGAAATTGCGATTGGGCAGACCCCATTGAATCTTTTGGCATTGGCATTGAAACGATGAAAACACACACTTTATACGATAATCAAGGAAAAGTAATGGCTGTTGTGACCAGCAGCGACGACGAAATTCCAACCTTAGATCAATTTTTTATAATTGAAGGTGCATTAGATTACAATCAATATGTCAAAGACGGTCAAATCAAAACACAGGGTGCAGATCCTAGCAATGGCATGATCAAATACAAATTCAATCATGCATCTGAATCTTGGACAATTGATCATGCGGCCACACAAAAAAACTGCAGAGATTTTAGAAATCAATTGTTGGCAACTGTTGACAAAATAAACGGTGTTTGGTATGCTAATCTCACAGCCGAACAACAACAAGAATTGTCTGCGTATCGCCAGGCCTTGTTGGATGTGCCACAACAGGCAGGCTTTCCAACTGACACAAGTTGGCCCCCTAAACCTGAATGGTTATAAGGATCAAGTAAATACATTATGGCTACCAAACCTACACCACCACGCACTGGCATACAGATGTTTCAACGCCAAGAGGCCTTGAACAATCAACTCAAGGCCGCCAAGACCCTGGCCGAATACAACAAGATCATTGAAACTGCCAGAGCAGAAAAATTAACCCTTGATGCCAAGTTGGTCCAGCAAACACAAAATACCTTGCAAAAAGCCGACATGGCCGCCAAGAGCAAGGCCTACCAAGATCAACAGGCCAAACTGGCCGCAGACAAGGCCGCTGCCGATGCCAAGGCCAAGGCCGACGCCATAGCTCGAGCCAGTGCAGCCAATGCGGCTGCTGTGGCCAAAACACAGGCTGCCGCTGATGCCAAGGCCAAAGCCGACGCTGCCAAGGCCGCCGCAGAAAAAGTCAATGCTGACAGACTGGCCGCCCAGGTGGCCGCCGATGCCAAAAGAGATGCTGATAGACTGGCCGCCCAGGCTGCAGAAACACCTGCACAACGGACCGCCAGAGAAACTAGAGAACGCATACAGGCTGATCCCAAGGCCCTGGCAGCCAAAAAAACAGAACTAGAAGGCAGGATCCTGCGGGCCACCACCCAAGATCAGATTTCAGCTGCCTTGGTAGAAGCCCGTGAATTTGAATTGGGCATTGACCAAGGCATTGTTGACCGTGGCACTGCCATTGTGCAAAACGCAACAGCCGCACAAAAGGCCAAGAGCATACAAGAAAGAACCGCCTCTTTCCAAACTGAAGCGGTCAAGGCCACCACACAGGCACAGTTAGATGATGTGCTGGCACGGGCCAAGGCTGAAAACATAACTGTAAATCCTGGGTTTGTGAGCCAGGCACAAGCAGCAATCAAACAAAGAGAAGCACAAGCTGTTGTTGCGGCCACTGCGGCCAAGACAGCAGATTTTGAACGACAAATACAAGCAGCCACCACACCAGATCAGATTGAAAGCATTGTGGCACAGGCCAAAACGGCAGGCATAACTCCAAACGAAGCCATTGTGGCCAAGACCCAATCAGCCATCAAGAATCAACAAATCCAAGCAGACTTTGCCAAAGGTTTGGGAACACCTGCAGGATTTGGCAACAAAATTGGTCCTAATGGTCAAGAATACATCAGCAGAGCTGATGATCCTGTCACAGGTGACAAGGGCGGGTGGTTCATGGTTGCAGGTGGCGGCCTACAAGCTGTAGGAGCAGATGGACGAGCCACTGGTCCTGTGATCCCCAATGATCAATTTGCCCAACAACAAACGCAGGCCTATAACAATTACAACACATTTGCCACAGAGCAAAAACGGGCTGCTGATGCAGCCAAAATGGCAGAGCAGGTCAGCAAGTTTGAAAGCATGTTGCCAACTCCTGGCAGCAAAATAACACAAGCACAAAGAGATGCAGCAACCAAGGCAGGATTCAGAATCACTGCGGCAGGTGATGTTTCTGGGCCAGATGGTAGTGTGTATCTGGCCGTGCCACCAAACATGGCCACGGGCGAGGCAGCCAAATGGCTCAAATCTACAGCACCAGAAGGTGAAGGAAATCGTCCTGGGATCTATGCTGGACCAGGCAGCAAAACACCTAGTCGCGGCACAATGCAATTCCAAGAAATGGGCAAGGCCAACGCACCTGTGGTGTCAGATCAAGCGGCGTTTGATACCTGGAATACCAATGTCATAGAAACTGAAAAGGCATTGCAAGCAAAATACAAAGCAGAATACGATAGAATACAAAAAGAAGTAAGAAAACAAAGTATCAATTATAGAGATCCCAATGCTGGTGGTGACCTGTTTGCAGATTTTGACAAACTGATCAATAAAACAGTGGGATGGAAGACCATTGCCACAATAGCAGGCAGCATAGTGGGTGGACCCTTGGGAGCTACCTTTGCCAATGCGGCAGCAGGTGCCATCAGCGGCGAAAGCATAGAAAACATTGCCAAAGGTGCGGCCCTGACCTTTGCGCTAAGTTATGGCACACAGGCCTTGAGCAAGGCCTTGCAAGAAGGTGTTGGCCAGGGCCTTGCCAACGGCACCCTAGATGCATCAGATGCTGTGTATCAGTTTGCTGATGATGTCAGCAATTTGAATGCTACAGCACAGGCCATAGATGATGTGTATCAGCTGGGTGACCTGCCACAGAGCGTGATTGACTTGGCCATGGCCACAGATGATCCCATAGCTGCACTGAATGCCGCACAGGGCTTTGGCAATGTGGATCCAGCCTATCTACAACAGATTGGTGCCACAGATGATCTGATTGCAGTGGCTGAAGCACACAACACGGTGAACCAATTCACTGGCAGTGGTGGTGGCTTTATTGGCACCGACTACAGCAATTTTGTGCCAGATGAACTTGTGGGACCACCAGCAGAACTGGCACAAGGTCCTGTGGCACTTACACCAGTGTCTCAACCTGCTGTGCCAGAAATTGACTACTCTCAACCTATTCCTGAAGCAGGACCTATACAACCAGCTGGTCCTGCACCAAGACCAATCATATCAGACACAGGACAAGTCATAGGTTATGAAACTCCACAAGAAATGTTGCAAGGCGTGATTGATCAAAAACCTGTGATACCAGATGAGTTTGGTCCCTTGCCCAAACCACCATCTCAACCCATTGCTAGACCTATTATCAGCGACACTGGAGAAATATTAGGATATGAAACCGCAGACGAGATGTTGGCAGGTGGTCCAATAGGACCCGCCACCAGTGGAGAAATACCTCAGAACCCAACAAAATTAGGAACCTTTAACCCTGACACAGTGCCAAATGCTAATGTGTTACAACAAGTAAGTGATCCAACTGGAGGATCTGTTCGTCCTGGTTATGAAATTGCTCCAAATCCCATGTTAAATGCGCCGCCTGGCCAAGGTGCCGCTGGACAAGGTCTTGTATGGTCTGACACAGCAGAAACTTGGATGGATCCAAAAACTGGTCTCATATATGATCAGACTGCTAAACAATGGATACAACCATTGTCAGAAACATATGGAACAGGACCTATTGGGCCTGTCAATCCAGGCGCAGGTATTAGCACAGCAGGAGGTATACAACCAGGTGGCATATTAGAAACATTGACACCAGGCGAAATAGCAGCCTTGGGCGGCACAGCGGCAGCCGCCGCGGCCATCGCGGCAGCCACAGCAGGCAGCAGTGCGGCAGGTGCTCCAGGTGTGTTGACACCCACACCCACTGGTCCTGTCACACCCACAACACCACCACAGCCCAGCACACCAGTGCCAACAGCTCCTGTAGCGCCCACAACGCCCACAACGCCCACAACTCCAACAACGCCCACAACGCCAGGCGATATTGGTCCTGTAACACCGCCACCGTCTACAATAACCAACCCACCAGTGGCTGAAGTTACTCCCAGCCCAGCAGGAGATATCATTGATGGAATTCAAACACCAGCCAATCCTACAGCACCTGTGCCTGAACCAGTGGTTACTCCACCTATACCACCTGTTGTACCACCAGTAATTATTCCGCCAGGGGGTGCTCCTGCTCCTGTGCAACCAGGAACTCCAGGAACTCAACCAGGAACTCCAGGAACTCAACCAGGCACTCCAGGAACTCAACCAGGAACTCCAGGAACTCAACCAGGTACTCCAAGTGGACCTGGCACACAACCAGGTACTCCAAGTGGACCAGGCACACAACCAGGTACTACTACACCTGGTGGCCCAGGTCAAGCCCCTGTAACAGATTACTCAACGCCCTATGAAGGTCCTTACAGCAATCAAAGTGTTCTGGAACGCTATCTCGAAGGCAAATTGAGTTTTGACAATATCACAGGTTTGATAGCCGCAGGCCTGGTGCTACCCAGTGTGCTGGGTCTCATAGCAGGAGCACCACAGCCCACGATCAAACGACCCAATTATGGTCCTATACCGCCTATCAACTGGGGTGCCGCAGGTGGCTTGGTCATGCCTGGTGTCAATCCCGGCTTTATCATCAATCCTGCCCAGGAACCATTCTATCAGACCACTGATCCTGTACAGGCCAAGTATGCCTATACCCAACGGCCCTTGGTCACCAGACCAGAAGATGTGCTCAGCACTTACCAGGACAGACAGTATGCACCTGCAGTGCCGTTTGGCCTGCAACAGGGTCAACAACAGTATGATCTATCGCAGGTCCTGAATCAGATCAACACCACAGCTTTGGATCCCAATTTTGTGGGCTACAGCCAATATCCCACAGCAGGCTATCGGCCACCCATATTCAATCCTGGCCAGGCCGTGAATCAGGCACAGTACATACCCGCGGGCTACAGCCCTGTTATGGGGCCAATCGCACCAGGATAAACATGGCACAACTAAATATACAACATCAAGGAGAATCACAATGAGTTTTGGAAAAAGCAGCGGTGGCGGTACAACATACTCCGCACCAGAGCTGACACCTGAGCAACGCCAACAGATCGCGGCTCAAACAGAATTTTTTACAGGAACCATTGCTCCTACCTACAAACAAGCAGTGGGCGGTGCCACTGACCTTTACAATCTAGGTGCACCTGGCGTGACTCGTGCCGCACAGAATCTAGCAGGCACAGCAGGTCAAGTACAACAGACTGTGGGCGAAACAGGCGAAAGCGCCTTGCGCACAGGCATCAGTGGTCTACAGAATCTGTTTGGCAAGGACTACGAACAACAACAGTTGCAGGCCGCACTACTGCCAGCACAGCAACAGTACCTACAAAACTTGTCCGCACAACAGGCTCAGTTTGGTGGCGCAGGCAATCTAGGTAGTGCCCGCAGTGCTCTAGCACAACAACAACTGGCCGGTCAAGCACAAGCACAACAACAACAGGCAGCCGCAGGTGTCCTGCGTGACATAGCCGGTCAGCGTGCCGGTGTAGGCACTACCTTGGCACAGTTGGGTCAAGGTGGACTTGGACAGGCACTGGGTGCCGCAGGTCAAGGTGTCACTGCCGCAATGACTCCACAACAACTTTACAATCAATATTCTTCAGTGATCTTTGGTACACCGGCTGCCAGCTATAATCCAGACTTCCGTGGCACACAAGGTTCAACTGTGACCAAGAGCGAGTATGGCACACAAATGGGCGCAGGCGGTGCTTATGGCAGTCGTCCGTTCTCTTTCTAACAGGAATAGTTAATGTACAATCCAGAATACACTGATCCATACGGTCAAGACACATACGAAACAGAAGAAGAACGCCGTCGCAGGCTGGCAGCAGAAGCTGAAGCCAACATGCCTGTCAAACAGACTGTTACCTATGATCCAAAAACAGGTGCACAAAAGGTCAAGATTGAAGGCGGCGCTGTCAACCTAGGCCCAGGCAATCCAGCAACTCCCACAGTGACAGGTCCTGTGAATCCCAATGATACCTATCAACGCATGCTTCAAGCTGAATCAGGCGGTCGTCAGTTCAACGCACAAGGTGGCGTGCTGACCAGTCCCAAAGGTGCCATGGGTGTGGGACAAGTAATGCCTGCCACAGCCATGCAACCTGGCTATGGTGTCACCAACATATTTGATCTGGCACAACAGCGCGGTGTGCCTGTGCCAAGTCGCGATACTGCAGGAGCACAACAGCTCTTGGGCAATGAACAACTGAATCGTGAGTTTGGTCAAAACTATTTCAACGCCATGCAACAGCGTTTCCCTCAAGATCCCAACGCCGCTGTGGCTGCTTACAATGCAGGCCCAGGCCGCGTGGGGCAAAATATGCAGGCCAATGCTGGCCAATTAAACACAGCTCAGTTGCCAAATGAAACACAGGCTTACATACAAAAAGTCATGAACCGCATGCCACAGGCACAAGCACAGCAACCACAGCCAATCATCGACGACCAAGGCCAAGTGGTTGGAGCAGAAACACCTGCTCAAATGGTTGCTGGAGCCCAAACAAATGCTCCAATAGCACAGGGTCCGGTGGATCCAAATGCACAGCGATCAATGGTGCAAACACAGGCCGCCGCACCACAACCAGGTCCAGTAGGCGAACAAATGGGTCCTCCCACTTCTGCTATGACACTGCCAGGTTGGGCTGAAAGATACAGTTCTGCGTTGGACAACGCACGAAATGGTGACTTTGGTAGTTTACAAAACATGATAGGCGATCCCAACTTGCCCAAAGGTGCCAAAATGGAAGCCATTGCTACCATGGCAGACAACATGCGGTTCAAGCAGAAGGAAGACAGCATGCGCCAAGAATACACTCGCAGCCTTGAAACTGGTGATTTCAAAAGTATGCAGCGTGAAGATCGCAAAACAGATGGTGGCGGTTCGTGGTGGCGTTACATCGTGTTTGGCCTGTTGGGCAGTCCCAGTGCGCAAATTGAAAAACAGCGGCTGATGCCAGAACTGTTTGCCAAACCCGATTATGTAACATTAACAGATGGTCAAACACAAGCAGTGATCATGCGTGACGACAACGGCAATGCCATACGCGGCACCACAGCAGATGGTCGTGCTTTGACACAGAAAGAATTGGTTGAAGCCGGCGCACTTGGTGGAACACCAAAATTCAAATCTGATGTCAGTATGCAGGATGTTGAAGCCAAAATAGGTGATAAGACCATCAAGGGTCGTGTGGCAACCATTTATGACAGCAAAGGTAGAGGCAAAACTGTAGTTGAAAGTGGCGGCAAACAATATGCGTACGATGATCGTTGGAAACCAACCAGCATTGGCACAGCCGCTGAAAAAGCCACAGCACAAAAACAAATTAACCTGGCCTACGACGGTGTTATCGAAGCAGTAAAAAAAGGTGGTGCCACTATTGGAGAAACCAATGCACGCTTTGGAACCAATATTCAAGTTCCTCGTTATGAAAACGGTCAGCCAGTAATTATCGATGGCAACACAGGACAACGCATTACAGGAACAGCAGGTGGTCAAGTCACAGTGACAGCAAACAAAACTCCTGCAGATTTGGAAGCAGAACAAGCAGGCAAAGTGAAAAAAACAGAAACTGTTAGCAAAGCAGAAGGTGAACAAGTTGTAAGTGATATGAAAAATCAACGGTTTGCAGACAGCACTTATGGTTTATTAAAACCAATTGATCAAGAGATTAGAAAATCTACAGGATCTGGTATAGGCACAGGCGTGGATACACTGGCTTCTGCATTTGGTAAGAGCACACAAGGAGCTCAAGCCATAGCCAAGTTAGAAGTGTATAGCTATCAATTACTCAGCAATGTTCCACGATTTGAAGGTCCACAAAGCAATTTAGATGTGGAAATTTATAAACAAGCCGCAGGTGATTTAGGCAATAGTAGCAAACCTATTGCCACAAGATTGGCCGCACTACAAGCCATAGTCACTATTTTGAAAAAATACGACAAAGAAGGCAAAAACGATTGGTCATTTGGAGGTGGCTCAACCCCAGGGGCTCAATCAACGCCAGGGACCACACCAGGACAACCAGGTGGATCTCCTGTGATTATCAAGCGTGAGAAAATACAATAATGGAACGAGTCACAGTTCAATACAATGGTGAAATGGTCACACTAGATGTGCCAGAAGGCATGAGTGATGACCAAATCATTGCTTTCTTGCAACAACAAGATACCAACAAGCCAAGTCCAATAGGTCAAACGCAAACACAACCATCGCTGGCTGATCCTGCGACCCAAGTAGCAGCACAAGCCGCTGCTAAAGGATTGTTATATAATCCACAAATGTCCGTAACTTCACCAGCAGGTCCAGTAAGACCAACCGTGGTCAATCCCACCTTAGGTGGGGCAATTATAAATGATGTGGCGGATCTTGCATCAAAAGCAGGAAGAATAACACCACAAATGATAGACCAACAAGTGGTCCAAAAACCATTGTCATTTCTGGGACAACTACCCGGAGCAGTCGCAGAACGCTATTTAGGTCAAGCCAACATGCAAAAATCATTTGGTGACATGGTCAAAAGTGCAGGCAAAGCTGTGATCAATCCATCCAATTATCTAAATGCAGCCAAAGCAGTGGGTGGTGCAGTCATGGCACCAGAAAATATCTTGGCGGCTCCATATACCATGGCAGGTTACGAAATGGACAAAATCCGTGCCAATCCCACAGCACCAGAATACGAATTCAATCCTTATGCTCAAATGACACGCGGACAAGCCGCCACACAAGGTGCCGCGGGTGCCCAAAATCGTCGCACAGCCATAGCAGGACAACAGTATGGTGGACTTACTGCAGAACAACAACGCATGTTAGAACAAGACAAGATAGACCAAGCCATCAGACGCAAGGCCGCACAAAAAGTTTTAGGACCAGTAATACCACAAGGATATTGAAATGACAACTGAAAGCCAACTTCAACAGGTATTTGCCAACAACTTTGTGGCCTATTTTAGAGCACATGTGGCACATGTAAATACGCAAGGTCGTAACTTTATGAGCGACCACAAACTACTAGGAAAAATCTATGAAGACCTCCAAAGCCAAATTGACACCACAGCAGAGTTACTTCGTACAGTTCAAGAATTCATGCCTGCAAGCCTGGCGGAAGTTATGGAGTCTAGCCAAGTAAGCCTAGATGAAGTACTGGGTGATGCAGACCAACTGCTGGAAGATATCAAGGCTGATCTTGAACAACTCAAAGCCAGTTACGAAGAACTCATGGCAATAAGTGAAGAAGACGGTCACAAAGAAATAGCCAACCATGCACAAGATCGCATCCTGACCTTGGCCAAATATCTCTGGATGCTGGATTCAACACTGGATTGAGGCGACACCCTTTTGGTACTTTACGGATTAAGCACTCCGTGAGGAAAGCCACAAAAATCACGGATTCAGGAATAGCCTCGCGGTGGCTTGACAGCAGTATTTACTTGATGATTTTGCCAGCGGCCAAATCTACATTGATTTTGTTGAGTCGCAGATACGCACAACTACCACGCACTGTGTAGCCAGCTCGTTCATGCAGGCGCAGGAATGGATCCTGGCTTTCTCTAATGGTACTGCTAAAAATGATGTTTACTTTGCAAGCCTTGGCCCACACTTCCCACATCTGTATCATCTGTGCCAACAACTGTATGCGTTGTCTGGCTGGCAAGTCCAGGCGCACATGTGCCATCCTGATGGTGACCATTTCTTCTCTGCTCCAGGCACTGTACTGACCACGCACAGCCCAGGTATAGCCCAGCAACATGTCACCGTCATAGGCCACACTCAGCAGTTCAGTCAAGGGATTGTAGAACTGATTAACAGTGGCCAACATCACATTGCGACCATATTCCACAGGATCGTTCTGGAAGAAACTATCAGTTTCCTGCCCAAAACACACTAGAGCCAAGTCCACTATGTCCTGTGTGTCTGCACCGGTGGGTGGTCTCCATCGCCAAGCGTCTGCGGCAGTGTGTGCGTATTGTTGTGCGAAATTATCCATTTAGAGTTTCTTCACTGTCATCTACAATCACGGGTGGTCCTTGAGACCATATCTCATGCAACCATTCGGGATGTTTCATGGCCAACCAGGTGGCTATGGGTGCTGAATCTGGCATGACAAATTCATAAAGTGCATCCAGATCATTGGCGCCAAACCACACATTCATGCTTTGGTTTGGCTCCATGGTCAGTCCAAATTCATGGCAGGCCGCTGTGAACTTGCCCATGTGGGCACCGCGTACCAGGATCCTCATTTACTGGCAGCCAAGATCTTAGTCTTGACAGGCTCCAGTGCAGCAGGTTCCGCTGGCACCTGAGGTGGTTCAGCCTGTGCCCGAAGATCCCTATACAGTTGATCTTGTGCGGCAAAGTCAAAGGTGTAAGTGCCGGTATGGCGCAACATGACTCGTGTGTCTACCCAGACCTGTCCACCCAGATCACGCCAGTTCTCACAGAAGGTCCAATCCTCTGAGTAGTAGCGTCCATCACGCACAGCAGTGTCAAAGTAGGTCTTCATGTAGGGATCCAGTTCCACAGGCAAGCCCAGATCGTTGCGGAATGGTTTGGTAGCAGGATGTGCATTTAACTTTTCAAATACCGCACGCCGGATCAACAAGAAGCCTGTGCCTGTTTTGCTGACTTCATGCACAAAACCCTCCTGCACAGCACCTTCAAAGGTGTTGATGCACCACTTGACTGGCAAGGCCTTCATGGGGTACAGACCACCTATGACATCTTTGTCTGCGTCCAGCAACATCAACAGGTGATGTGGTTCCCAACCAATGTCTGCATCAATAAACATGAGATGCGTGCTGTTTTCATGTATCAGGAACTTGGCAGTAAGTGAATTCCTAGCTCGACTGATCAAGCTTTCATTGGTCATGGTTTCAATGGTCCAATTGATGTTGAACTCTCTGGCCGTGTTGGCCCATTTGATAAAGCTCATAAAGGTTGATTCTGTGAGCTGTCCGCCATAGCAGGGCATCATGATATGCACATGTGTTTGACGCACACGGTCCAGATTGATCTGGGCTTGTTGTTGTTGGGTTTCGAGGGTCATAGTTCCTGTCTGGCCAGTCGGGCCTGTTGGCTACTGCTACGCCAACCCCGGGCTCTGGCATGGCCTTGGGTTCGAGCGTGTTGTTCTCGGGTCACAATAATCACATTGTCTGGTGTCCATGCGCCGCTCCAGTCTCTACGGGTCATGCAAAGGCTACCGCGTTCACGACCACGGTTGTGCCATGCTTCGCCCCAGATCTCACACCACTCATCAAACGCCAGGTGCCATGGTTCTGATCTGTACAGGGCTTGATTGCGCTGTTGCAACCACACACGGTATTTCTTGTGCAGCACAGGATCTGGTCCTGAAATCCACAGGTGTGGTCTAAGACGGCCCCAACTACGGGTATGTGGTTTAGGCATGATCAAACAGTTCACCATAGGTTGTTTCTACAGCAGGACGACCCGACACCATGGCGATGTCATAGTCAGTGTCAGCAAACAGTCTGTTCCAACGACCCAACATGCCTGACGGCAGGTCCTTTTGTTTCACGAACTGTTCCACCATGTCTGTGACTATTTCGCTGGGTGTGTAGTTGGCACCTGCTGTTTTACGATAACCTTTTAGGGGTGTAGTCCACCAGCGATAGGTGTCCAGATCTGAATCACAAGCAGCCATGATCTCTGCAGCCACACGATATATGTGTTGGCGTAAACGAGTATATTCTGTCTGTGTTTGTTTGTAATAGGTAGTGGCAAAGCGGACTCCGGGTCTGGGTTCCATTTCTTTGCGACTGGTGTAGTGGAATTCTGGTGCCATGTCTGGTCCTTTGTTGTGTAGTTATTTACCGCATGTCACATTATACCATATGTTTTGTGCTAATACAAGCCCTTAGGAGATCTCTCTGAGATCTATTTGCTCGTTCGCACTCGCAAATCTGTTTTCTAACACACATGATCCACATGCAGACACCCGAGCCAAGATACCACTATCCGACAGTGGTATCCATACCAGTAGGTGTTTTTGTCTGCGTGATCACTTTGGCTCTGCCCTTACCATACCTACAACGATTTTTAAGAGAACTCTCAGTGGTTGTGTTCTCATAGTGATTTCAATATACGCCATACCTGTACGACAGCAAAAACCCTGCCCGTGTGGGGGCTGATTTGAGGAGCCTGTTCGGCTATGCTGAAGCCAGACTATAGACTGATCTGATTTGGTTGCCGTCACACATCAGAACGGATTCACCAGCGGAATGTCAACGGCCCGCCAACCTTGTGTCTATACTGGACTCGATGGATAGGGAACAACGCAAATGGTTGTGATTCCTACACATCAAGTCTCCATGTGTATATATGACAATCAAGAGAAAGCCCAGGTTTTTTAGGCCTGGGCTGGGGTCCTTGCGACCTTGAAGTTGGAGACTTATAGGAACACACAAGAAGATGTTGGGGAATCAGGAGAAAAAGGACTTACTATGGCAAGCAAGCACAAAGACCCAACTGTTTATGGGCCAAACACGAGCCATCATCCCCAACAAGAATATTTAGTTGTCCGGCGTCAAAGGCCACATTTTAGGCGCTGATTCACCACGCAGACCACGCAGGCACACCACCAAAAGAGCACGGCAGTACCAGGCATCATCCACAGTGGTGCCATCCAGGCTGCGCCAGGTCAGGCCCTGTTCCCATGAATCCAGGACCTGGGTCAGTTCTTCTTCGCCAGTGGTCAGCCATATTTCTTCAGCGGCCGCATGTATGTGTTGCAGATCCGCAGGTGAAGCCAAAAACGGTGCCACTGGACCAATATCGGTTAGGTTTACCATGAACATGAATGTATTTAAGGTGCGGCTGAACAACCAAACAGGTTGACATGCCCGCGGATTTGTAGTAATATATGTATATTATGAAATTGATCCTTGCCTTGACCCTTGCAGTGTGCATGTCAGCACAGGCTCACGCCAGCTGGGCACCCCAAACTGTGGTAGCTCAAACTGGCCACCCGCACCCTGAAGCAGTGACCTTGTTGTTGGACACCTGCGACAGCACTGGCACCATGCGGGCACAATGGGTCACCAGAGATCGCACAGTGATCTGGGGCTGTTGGGGCTACAATCCCACAGGCGTGCAGGTGCAATGGTCAACAGGACGCACCGAATTCATAGACTGGTGGGTGTTATGGTTCTGGCGCAACGGTGTATTACAACAGATGGGTTATCAAACCCTACATCAACGAGTGGCACTACTTAGGAGTATGCGATGAACATAAACTTTGAACGATTAAGACTACAAATGCATTTTAGGCAACTGTATGAAGCCCTGGGTGCAATGGACGCTGAGTTGCTGATTGCTGACGCTTTTCAGCGAGAGATGGCCAGGCATGAAGCCATGCAACAGCGTCAGGGCGCATGTCATAGTGATTGCGCCTGAGACATTCCCAACGCAAGAACACACGGTTCCATTTCCAGATACCAACTGATACAGTCATAGTGACCCATATTTAACTGGACATATAAATACTGGTATGAATACCAACCAAATGGGTGCAGGCCCCGTACGCTTGCCAGGTCGCAAGACATTTCCAAACCCCAATCCAATCCCAATCCCCAACGGCAACTAAGGTTAGCCAAAAGGCATTGACACAATCCAGGATCCTGTGTATACTGTACACAGTTGATCCAGGTTAATGTGTGATTGCAGAGTCTGAAAAGGATCAACTGCTCGTAAGCTGTACCAAAGCCCGCCTTAAACAGCGGGCTTTGTCTTTCTAGCATAAGTACAAGGCAACGGAAAAGGATTCAATAAAAATCAACCCGTATAGAAAGGTATAGCAATGAAAATCACCCTCACTCCCATAGGTCAGATCAGACCCTATGAAAATAATCCCAGAAAGAATGACCGGGCAGTAGAAACAGTGACTCGCAGTCTAGAGCAATACGGCTGGCAACAACCCATAGTGGTAGACAAGGACGGAGTGATCATAGTGGGTCACACCCGCTTCCGTGCAGCCAAACAGCTGGGATTTACGGAAGTGCCAGTGGTGGTGGCCGCAGAACTCACAGCAGAGCAAGCCCGTGCCTATCGCTTGATGGACAACAGATCAAACGAAAATGCACGCTGGGACGATGGCAAACTACTAGAAGAGCTACAGGCCATGCTCACAGACATCAACATACAAGAGGCCAGCGACCAAACAGGATTTACAGAAAGCGAACTCAATGCCCTGTTTAGAGATGACCGTGACCAACTGGATGATCTACAGAATCACCTTAACCCTACAACCTACAGCCAACCAGGTGATGTATGGATCTTGGGTGATCACAGGATCATCAATGGTGATTCAACTGATGCCGCAGTGATCGCCCAGGTCATGCAAAAAGACATGGTGGACCTGGTATGGGAAGATGCACCCTACGGAATCACATACCAAACACCAAACGGCATGAATCACAGTGCAGAATACCGTGCTCTCACAAACCATATCATTGCCAACGATACCTTAGGCGGTGCAGATCTGGATGCGTTTCTGCACGCACACATGTCAGCCATAGACCCCTATATCAGGCCTGGTGCCAGTCTTTATTGGTGCCACGACATCAGATACAATCACCAGTTCAAACAGGTGTTGGAAGCACATGGCATACACATAGCAGACACCTTGATCTGGCGAAAGGACAAGCACTCAACCTGGCTGACAGACTATGCCAAATACTACGAACCCATCTTGTATGGCTGGCGTGAAGGTGCAGAGCATGCATGGTATGGCAAGAACATGCAACCCAATGCCTTCAGTCTGGACGAACTGGCCAACAAGACCAAAGAACAACTGATCAAGATCATTGAAGAATGGCCCAGCAACTATCAATTGTTCCGCAAAGAACCTCGCAAGATAGCCAGCCTACACCCAACCGTTAAACCTGTTAAACTTATTGAGTATCACATAATCAACAGCACCCGTCCAGGTCAGATAGTGTACGATGGATTCAGCGGCAGCGGCTCAACCTTGATGGCCTGTGAACACAGTGGACGACATGCTCGTTGTGTGGAGCTGGAGCCCAAGTTTGTGGACACCACCATGCGTCGCTGGCAACAACACACTGGGCTACAGGCACGCCGTGAAGCAGATGGGGTCCTATGGGATGATCTAGTAAATACCAGTGCAATGACTCTGGAACAAGAGTTGGACAATAATCTGGCAGAACTGTTTAACCTGCCACAGGACTGATATGGAACGAGATCTACAACAAGAAATAGAGCGTGCGGCCTCAACCCTGCTGACAGATCATGAGATATGTCTCAGTGTGGGCATAACCGCAGATGAGTTGGCCCAGTATGCGGATACCATAGAACGCACCCGAGTGCTACTCAAACAGCGTCTCAACGCCAAACGCATAAACGATGCCGCTACCACAGGTGATCCCACTGAGCTGGTGGCCAGCATACCCAGGACAAAAATATCCAGTCGCGGCGGAGCCAGACCTGGTGCAGGGCGTCCTGCAGGCACTACCAACAAAATCAGTGGACAACAACTCTTGGCCTGCATACAGGACCAAACAGGCGAGGAGTTTGGCACCCTGCTGGCCCGTGGCTATGCAGAGAGCATAGAACGCAACGACCGCAACACACGCCTGCAGTATGAGAAACTGTTTATGAGCAAGGTAGTGGCAGACAAGATAGAAATAGATCTCAATGACAACACCGAGCAGATCGAGTTCAGACAGCGGGCATTTGAAGACGCCCTAAAAACTCTGGCACAAAAGGCCGCAGAAACATCAAAAGACTAAATAACACTATGCCGTTGATCAAGTCCTCAAGCAACCAAGCCCGTGGCAAGAACATTGCCCGAGAGATCCGTGCTGGCAAACCTCCCAAACAAGCCGCGGCCATAGCCTATTCAGTACAGCGTAAGGCCAAATCAACTGCCCCCAAGGCAAAAGGAAAGAAGAAATGAAATCAACACAAACAGATCACAACATGAACTTTGATGGCATGGAACAGATTGCTCCCAAACAGGGCAGCAAGTTCCGTGGCAATCAATATTCTGGCAAACAGGACCCCAACAAGACCATCAACAAGGGTCGTGGACCAACCCGAGGCAACGACGGCTCCTGCCACCATGCCGGATTTGCCTCTACCACATGCGGTCCTATCACAGCTGGCGTACCAGCACTGCCTGCACAAGGCTCAACCCGTGACAACATCAACCGTGGTGCACAAGTTCGCACACCAGGTGGCACAAGATCATTTGATCCTTCAGCCACACAGAACTACAAAGGCAACAGCGACAAGATCAACATGGGCCGTGGACCAACCAAAGGGAATCAGTGCTAATGACAACCACATCTTTCACACCTTCAGGTCCCAGTTTCAGGATCCAGTACACAGACGATTCAACTGATGTGCGCCAGCTGGAAGGCGGCGCTGTCAATTGGTTGGTGTTCAATCCTGACAACACACACGCAGTATGCGTGGACATTGGCTTCACTGAATACGGCACAGATGCCATCATGCCACAAAATGGTGTACCAGGTCGTGGCACCGTGATTGGTCAGCGTCAAGCAGTCGTATTGCATATTCCACAGTGTGCCTATGCACAACAGGTCTGGGTCAGCGTGGCCGGCGACGGCGGCACAGGCAATGTATTTTTAACCGCAGGAGCCTAACATGGCACAACAACGAGGTCAAGTATTATTAGAAAAGAACAAGAACGGTAGTGGCAAGGTCAGTGTGAAGAACATGCAGGCCAAACCAATCAACCAAGCACAAGGTCCACGCATGGGCAATGCAGGCTCACCAGACAAGCGTGCCACCTTCGTAAAAGAAAAAGCCAGTTCCGGCAATGAGAAATCAGCCTTGGCCAACATGATCACTGACGCCCTGGAAGGACGCGGTGCCGGCATGCAAGGTAAAATTGATCCCACTGTGGAAGGCTTGCATTCAGACACAGGTCCCAAACGCAATCCCACAGCAGGTGGCACGCATTACAAGATGACTGGCCGCCGGTAATAGAATCAACCACACAGGCCGTCGGGTGATGGTCTGTGTTTGTAGTAAAGCATAGAACTAGAAAGGTAATGCAATGAAAAAGAACACCAACCCCTCCACGCCCAGCCCATGGGATGATGTGCCTGCAGATCCAGGCCCGCCAGCTGTGTCCAAACCCCAAACCCGGCAAGAAGTGATCGCCAAAGCCGCACCGCCTGTGACCGCAGAGTTTGACATGGAAGGCTTGATGACAGACTTTCCCACTGCCAAAGAACTAGAGCGTTTTGTGTATGACCAAACAGGCCGTGTGCTGAACCTCAAAGGCCGTGCCAACAAGTTGAAATATCAAGTGGCCATGGATGTGCTCAACGGCAAACCAGTGGATGACTCGTTCATGGGCGGCGACAATCCCTACATTGAGCGTGCAGACATGGTGCCTGTGGAAGACATCAAGGCCTTGCCCGCACGAGACACCACTCTGCCAGATCACGGTCACATACAGAACCAGTTTGTTTCAAGACTGGTGCCACATCCAGATCCCGAGTTCCGTGCCAACATGCGCAGGGTGGACTGTGTGTTCCGCAAGTACAAGAACGGCATGATTAGTTACGAAGTCTTGGGTCCCATTGACCAAAGATCTGAAGGTGAAAAGATGGACAAGTTTGGCCGCATGAGACCCGAAATCATACGCTGGGTAGACCCCCGTACAGGTGAGCAGGTCATGGTGCGTGAAGACGGCACACTGAGTCCAATGGGCCGCAACCTGCGAGCAATGATGCAACGACAAAAGTTCAATGATAGCAACATGTGGGCTGTGTTTGTGGACCGTGAGTTTGCAGACATGGTGGGCGGTGAGTTGGCCAATCCATGGGATCTCAAAGAATGAATCCCAACGACAACAGGCCAGTAGACTGGCGAGACCAGGTCATTGCCACAGCCCGTGAACAGGCTGATGAACGCCGTTATCAAGAAACCATCATAGCCCAAAAGGTTGGCGCAGCACACCGCGCGGCATTCCATGAAAAGTTTCCCGGACAGGTAGAACACTGCATGCGGCTCATTGCTGAACGCCTGCAGAAAGGCCTGGCCAAAGATGCCGAAGTTGGCCTGAGCGATTGCAGTGCCAAAGACCTCAGCTGGGCCCTGCGTAACCTGTACCAGATACACCAAGACCTCACCCGGGAGTAGCACATGCTGGACAACAGTGTGCTGATGCGTAGAGCCCTGCGTTGGGCCTGCGAAACATCGGTTGTGGCCATTGACAACATCCATCAGTTGCCCAATGAAGCCCTGCAAAAATTGCAGGAACTAACCGAAGCTATCAGTGAGGACATGCGCTACAATGCACTCAAATACTTCAGACCGTTTGATCATCAACGGCGGTTCTTTGAAACAGGTGCCAGTGATCGTAGAGGCATACTAGCCGCCAACCGGATTGGTAAAACAGTTTCAACCTGTTATGAAACAGCCATGCATCTCACTGGCCAGTATCCTGCGTGGTGGACTGGCTATAGATTTGATCATGCCATCACTGCCATGGTAGCAGGTGAAGGCTGGAGCCAGGTGGCCATGGTGCTTCAAAATGAACTGCTGGGCACACAGGATGTGAAAATGGTGGACAATCTGGGCACAGGTGCCATACCAAGATCCTGCTTGGTCTTGGAAACCATGAGATCAGATGGTGCCAACGCCATGGGCGTAGAAGTGCTACATCGTTCAGGTGGCCGTAGCTACTTGGTGTTTGCCAACTACACACAGGAAGTGCGCCAGATGCAGGGTTTCAAACTGAACCTGGCAGTGTTTGACGAGCAACCACCAGATGACTTCTTTAGTGAGATTGTGACCAGAACAGCAACCACACAAGGCAAGATCCTGTGCAGTTTCACGCCCTTGAAAGGTCTCAACGGCTTGGTCAGCAAGTTCTGGAACCGTGAGGAAGGCTACGATTTCATACGAGTAGCCTGGGACGATGTGCCCGAATACGACCCATGGGGCGAAGCATTCCTGCTGAAATCAACCCGAGCTCAACTAGAGCGCGATTACTTGCCGCACGAGCGAGAGGCCCGCATCGCTGGACGGCCTGTGATGGGTCAAGGCGCTGTGTTCCAACTACGCACATGGCCCACCTACACCACTGGCGCTTACAACTTCCGTGAAATACCCGGCATCCAGCGTGTGATTGCACTGGACCTGGGCTTGGTCAATGACAGGACAGTGATCACACTCATGTACTGGCACCCGCATGAACGCGAAGCTTGGTTGCATCGCCAGATCTGCGTGAGTGGCTTGGAAGAAGCCAACCCAACCAACTACATAAACCATTTGCTGAGACCAGAAGTGTTTGGCACACCCATAGTGTTGCCTGCAGATGGTGGCACAGCAGGCCGCTACACCATGAGCGCCTTGAGCATCAGAGAACTGTTTGAACAGTATGAACTCAATGTGGTCTCAAAACCCATAATGAATCCACCCGACGCACAGGGTCGCACAACCAATCACAAGGCCTACGGCATCAATGTCATGCGGCAATGGCTGGAAGCAGGCACCCTACACATCAACGAAAACTGCACAGACTTCCTGCGTGAAGCACAGAACTACTATGTGGATCCACAAGGCCGTTTCAGTGATCCCGACGACACCATAGACAGTTGCAGATACGCTGTCATGGCCTGCTTGCAAGGCATAGCAGAACCCTGGGACAACCGCACGCCGCGTGAACGCATGGCGGCACAGCGTGAACGCTATGTGTCAAGACCTGAACCTGCTGCGGCTTGGAAAAAGACTTTTGACCCAGGATAAGCCGGGTCTGTGCTGGTCACACTAAATAAAAGACGAGGATCCCGCCACAATGCTGAACATCAAACACAAAGTAGTACGCCAACTCAATACCACTAATCCTGTGTTGGACAGATTTGCCAAGCTCAAAGGTCAGCTGGATATCAAATGTGCGGCGTATCTGCGCTATTTGGGCACCAAAAATGCAGTAAACCGTGCCAGCGATTATCACTACCTGTGTTTAGCGGTCAACGAAAGCACAGCACCTGTCAACGGCATAGATTACATACACCCAGTGGTCAAACCCTGCGTGGACTATGTGACTTCGGTCATAGTAAAAGGACTGGCCCCCAACGGCGAAATCAACTTTGAATTTGTGCCTGATACCGAATCAGATGATGTGGCTGCCCGCCAGGCCACCAACATGGTGTCCAAAGTAATCAACGAACAAAACGATCCGCACTTTGTGCTACAACGCTGGGTCATGGATGCCAACATGCACAAGAATGGCATGCTGATGATCCTGCCCAAGCGTGAACAAATAGTGCGTTATGTGGAAACCGCTGGCACCCTGGACCAATTGCAGGCCTTTGAACGGCAAGCCGAAGAAGGCGGGCTCACTGTGTTGCGCCAAAGCCGGCGCAAGACCCGTGTGGAAATGGAAGCTGTCATGGCCGAAATTGAAGCCAGCATGCCTGATCTGGAAGCACAACAGGTGCAGGGCCAAATAGACAGAGCCATTGGTGACTTGGAAATGGCCAGTGAAACAGGTGAATACCTGGATACCACGGCCCAAGATCCTGTGGAAGCAGCTGAACAACAGGCAGACCTGTTGGCCGATGCCATTGCACGCAACACCATCTACACAGCCAAATACAAGCTAACAGGCTGGAGCCTGCAGATCAAGTTCCGCAACATAGCACAACACTACTGGATCTGCGATCCTACCATACAAGAAATGAAAGATCAACAGTTCTGTGGTTACTATGACCCCATGAGCATACAAGAAGCTGTGCATCTGTATCCAGACATACAAGATCACCTGGAAGAATTCATGCAGTTTGCTGAGTACAACCAAAACGGTGCCTACCAAGCCGGCTCAGTACTCAACAACTTGGCCATACATGCCAGAGACTCAGTTCCGGTCATGGGCATACCAGTGGAGTCCGGTGTGGGGCAAGATCCCTTGGCACGCCAGATCACTGTGCTGACCGTTTGGAACGCCTACGATATCGACGGTGATGGCGAACTGGAACTGGTAGAAATAGTGTTTTCAGGACAGTACATTATCAGTGCCAAGGAAGTGGAGTTTATTCCTGTGGCCAACATGTGTCCCAAGCCACTTCCCGGCAACTTCTACGGCATGAGCATTGCAGAAAGCGTGGTGCCCATGCAGGAATACGCAACTTCAGCCAGCCGTGCAGAGATACAGCTGGGCCTGCTCACAGCAACACCAAGATTGGGTGTCAAACCCGACAAGGTCGACTTTGAAATGCTACAGGATGGCGAAGCAGCCATCTTTATCTTGGACACCAAGTTTGATCCGGCCACTGATGTGTACCCAATACCGGGACCGTCGGGCAACCTGGGCTTCTTGGACACAGCCATGAACCGTATCCAGCAGGACACCATGGCCATCATTGGCATGACACAACCCAGCGATGTGTTCAATCCCGAAGTGATGGCCGCTGGCAATTCAGGTGCCAAGCTACAAATGGCCTTGACACCCAACCAGATCATACAAGACAACGCTGTACGCAATGCCGCAGATGGACTCAAAGAAGCCATTTGGTTGGTATGGCGCACACTCATACAGTACGGCGATGACTACGGCGTGAAAAAACTGGCACAAGAATTCCATCCAGACAAGCAACCTGTGTTCTTGGACTATGCAGCCTGGGATGACATGAACTTCTGTGACCGAAAACTCATGCATCTTGAACTGGCTCTGGGCATGATGAGCGAAGAAAACCGTATACAGCGCCAGCAGATGATGGCCACGGTGCAACAACAACTGTACCAAAGCATCACAGGCATGGTGGCCGCCGGTACACTTACACCTGAAGGCTACAAGAAAGTGCGCAAGCCCTACGAAGACACACTTTATGTGCTGGGCGTCAAAGACGCAGATACATACTTGCCCACCGAGGACGAAGTTGTGGCAATGATTACCCAAGCACAAGAAGCTGCCAAGAACAAAGAGCCAGATCCCACTGCCAAGAAAGATCTCTCTGTGGCCGAACTAAATGCTGCCAAGACACAGCAGATCATGGCCGAAGTGGCCGGTGAAGATCCCAAGAGCCAGCTCAGCTACATGAGCATGGCACAGGGCAAAGGCAAGGACTTTTACAACTGATGCTGACACAAGACACCATTGATGCGTTCAACACACGCTTGACCGTGAACCTGAACAACATAAAGAGCATGACTGCTAGTGAACTGGATCGTGTGAAAAGCCACGGCAGCACAGCAGAAGCCCTGCTGAAGAACAAGGACCTGGCCCTGTTTGTGCATCAATGGAAATTTGAAGTATTAGACCAATTAACAGCCGTCAGCGGACACACCGCAGATGACAATGCCCGTAGGATTGCCCTTTCAAACCAACTGGCAGGCATAGAAAGTTTTGTAGCAAGTCTCCAACGAGCCTTGTATATGAAAAACCGCGTGGTAACTCTGCAGACAGAGCCCACGGAGAAATTTAACAAGGAAACAATATGAACAACGATACGCCTAATGCTACCAGCACGGCCAATGCGGAAAATGCAACTGTAACAGATCAATCAATATTGGCCAAAATGACCGCAATGAGAGAACAGACTCTGCGTAATCAAATGAACAATGCTGTGGCAGTTGAGACAGGTGAATCAGAGCAGGCAAATGCTGAATCCCCTGTGGCACCAGACCAGCCAGAAATTGCAGAAGCCCAAACAGAACTAGACTACGCCACTGATGACGCTGAAGCCCCTGAACAAGAACCACAGGTAAGCACAGAATCCGCAGACAGCACTCCGGACGAACTCATTGACTTTATTGAGTTTGCCGACACCAACCCCAAAGCCAAATTCAAATTCATGCGAAATGGCAAAGAGGTGGTGATTGATGCCAAAAAGGCCGCCGCTATACTGGGACAAGGTGGAGCAATACACGAAGAAGCCAGACAACTCAAGATTGAACGCAGTGAATTTGATGAATATATCAAAGATACCCGTGCCAGACAAGAAGGATTGATGTTGGCCATGGAGTTCACAATTGAGCCCAAATTGCAGGCAGCCTATGATGAGATTGTGCGTACACAAAATTATCAAACCACATTCCAACAACAGTTACAAGGCACACAAGATGCGGCTGAACAAGCCAGGATCCGTGCCAGCATGGAGCAAAATGAGCGATACATCAACCAACAAGGTCAGATTATCAACCAATTGCGCCCTGCAGTGGACCAGTTCCGGGATGTGCGGCGTCAGCAAGTGACCCAAGTGTTGGAAACCAACCGCAAGGCATTCACAGACAAGGAGTTGCGAAACGAATATGTCTACAATGAACTGCGTGAAAAGGTTGCCAAAATGTGGCCACAGGCACAACATGAACTCATGCCCGGCGTCAAGAACCTGGACTTGATCAGCAGTGATGAAACCCTGTTGGGTCTAGTCAGAGATGGTCTCAAATATAGAGATCGCCCTCAGACTCGGCAAGCAGGCAGTAGCATCGCTACCTTGACCAAGACTCGCACAGGATCAACTGCTGCAAAAAATCAAGAAGAGAACATCAGCAAGCTTCGTGAACAAGCCAAGGGCGGCGATAAAAAAGCCGCAGACAACCTGCTGGTAGCACAGCTCAGCAAAATCAGAGCTGGCAGAGCAGGTCGTTGAGATTTAGCCTATAATATTCAAAGGAGAATAACATGGCAGAAATTACAACAAGTCAAATTGGTAATGGTACAACCGCATATGGTGCGGACATCGTTGTCAAAGACTTAGACCTAGATGTGAGCAATCGCGTCAAAGACGATACACCTGTGTTGAACATGTGTATGACCAAGAAGCGCAAAGTAAATTCTACATTGCCCTTGTGGACCGACGATATCTATCGTTTACCAGAAGCACAAGCTGTCAAAGAAGGTGCTGCTGTGTCCTCAACCAATGCGGAAAGCAACAGCCGCTTCAATCTTGCAAACTACACGCAGATTTTCCAGACCACAATCGCGGCTTCTGGCACAGCTCGTGCAGTAATGCAGTCCGGTGGAGATCCACAAGCCTTAACAACACTTCATTAAGAAGAAGGGCCTTTCTATAGTAATATAGATCGAAGAATTCTGTGAAAACGGTGAAACTCTTAGCAAGTTAAGTTGAAGACAATACCGTGCCAAGCCCGTAAGGGAAGGTGTAACGACTAGACCGCAAGGTCGTAGGATCAAGGGATCCGAAGTGCAGAAAATCCAGAAATGGATTATGAGATAGTCTACTCTGTATAGAAATATACAGCAGTCCGAAAGGACGGGGATTGGAAGACCGAACCAATTTCGAATTTTTAGGATCAAGAAGTGAAACAATTAATAGAGCTGATGTTCGATGTGGAAGCTCAGTTGGTTCGTAACGATCAGATCGGTACACAGTACTCAGGTCAAAGCGGTACAGCCATCACCAACCCAGGCACAGCACAAACAGGCGGTCGTCGTATGGGTTCGTTGAGCGCATTTGCAGGCACACAGAGTTTTAACCCCAGTGCCAACGCAGCTGCCAACATCACCACCAACACCAACAATGCGTCCAGTGACTCGTCATCGGCCAATGTGGGTAACTTGAACATTGCCGCTGACGGCACACAGTTCTACACAGGAACATTTGTGAACCAGTTGTTTTCACCAATCAACTACAAGCAGTTGGTGACCACAGCAGAACAGCGTTACAATGCCAAGATCCGCACCATGGTTGTTCCAACCAGCTTGCGCACAATGATTTCCGACCAAATTGGTACTAGCAACACAAGTATCAACCGTCGTAATGTGGAGCGTGGCGACACCATCCAAACATACGAAGGCGATTTCAACTACACATATGAAATCTTTGATTCGTGGATCATGGACAGCGTAGGTGTGTCAAACAGCATTTACTTCCTCAACGAAGAAGTATTGCAGTGGGGCTCATTGCGCGATCTAGGACCCAACAATGAAGTGTTCAGCAATGCCGACGCATCGCTTGATCAGTTCTTGATGGAAGGTACTTTGATTGTTCGCAACCCAGCTGGCGTAGGAATGTTAAACAACATTTCCACAACTGGCGCAGCAGTCACAGCACCACGCACAAGCACATTCGTACAGCGTGTGAATGTGGGTGCCGGCGACACATACTAATCCATTGGATTGATATGTGCAATTCAAAAAGCCCCGCAAGGGGCTTTTTGTTTGGGCTCTTGACCAGGTCTATTGGGATCGCACTAAATACTACCATGAGCCAAGATCCCAACAAACCCGAATATATTGATGCACACACTGTAGAAACCAATTACGATCACCTTAGACAAGACGAGGGTGGCATTGTTACCACACACAATGGTGTAGCAGACAGGTTGCTGAGCAAAAACAACGATCTTTATCGTGCCATGAAGGGCGATTGGAAGCGCGAAGGCTGGAACTTGAGCCACAATATCAAGACCACCACAGGACGCGAAAACGGCAAGTTCTACATCACCCGAGAACAGATGAATGCCGAAGCTGTGGCACGCCGTTGCCAAGAATACAGAAAAGCCGCAGAAGCCGGACATCATGATCCACTTGCTCCACTCATGCCCGATGGCAAATTGGGTTACAAATGGATGGACTTGCCGGATGTGGTGGCCATACGCATCAGCGACCAATACTTTGGTGGCATGCCCTGGGCAGTGCTCAAAAATGATCGCACACTCAAAGCACAGTTTTATCGTGTGGTGCAACAAGAATACGCACAGTATGTGTGCTATCCCGGCGGCCAGTTGCCTATACCTATTGATGTGCCATACCCTGCCCGTGCAGGCGAAACTAAATTTTTTAAGGGACACTAATCATGTTCGTAATACCAGATGCAGACACCCTTGTAAGCTATCTTAGAGATTTCACCGGCTCAACCAACGACGACGAAATCAAGCAGTGCATATTCCAAGCAGAATTGACCATGCGCAACATTGAGTTGCCGGCCCTGAGAACCAATCCTTATGAAACATTTGGCACAGTGGGTGAAGATCAACTCATGCCCATACCACAGGACATGAACAAGCCCATCTTGTTCTTCCAACAAGGCACCAATGCCATGCCATCAAACACAGGTCCTTGGATCGTGTATGACCGTATTGGTGATAGAGACATCATCACCCAGAGCTTGATAGCACAGTTGTATCTGCAACCTGTGAATGTGCCCATGGTGATCCGCGGCAAGTTTGGTGAAGTGGGCGACAAGTATCAGTTCTTGCCATATCTGGGTGAAGGCACCCTGCTGAACCTGTACTACTACAAGGCCTGGAATCTCTTGTTTACTCCCATCTTTGATGGTCCTACTCAAGTGGGCACAGTGCAGACCAATGCTGTGTTACAGACCTGGCCAGAAGGCTACATCTATGCCAGCCTGCATGAATACTATGTGAAACGGCACAATGCAGAAGATGCTGCCATCTACCGGGCCAAATACGACAATGCCTGGGCCACTGTGAACAATCAAAACAATCTGGGCAAATGGTCTGGTGGTCATACCAGATTGACTAGCATATTCCAGCCCCGTCGTGACCGCCAGTACGCGGTCAAATAACAAGGAACACACGCATGGCCAATACCATACCAGCCAACAACAACACCAGTCTGTACAATGCCACTGGCAATGCAGTGCCCACCTCAGGTAATATACAGACCAACAACATCAGTGCCACCGGCAATGTCACAGTGGATGGATTCATCATTGCCGACGGTTCAATCACTACCCTCAGTAACTTTGTGGGCAATCTTGTTGGCAATGTCACCGGCAACATAAGTTTGTTTGGTGGCAACACCGAAGTAATCTATAACAATGGGGGTGTGACTGGCAGCGATCCCAATTTTACTTACAATCAAGCCAACGGTGTGCTCACAGTTGCGGGCAATATTGTCAGCACAAGTTATTTGTTTGGTAACGGCAGCCAACTCACAGGCATCACAGCCAATTACAGCAATGCCAATGTGGCCAATTTCTTGCCTACCTACACCGGCAACATCACAGCCAATACAATCAGTGCCACTGGCAACATCACCGGCAGTTACATCCTGGGCAACGGCAGTTTGCTGAGTGGTATCACAGCAAATTACAGCAATGCCAATGTGGCCAATTTCTTGCCCACTTACAGCGGCAACATCACTGCCAATACTATCAGTGCTTCGGGCAATGTGTCATCGGCCACATTTGTAACTTCTGGAGTTACCGGCAACATCACCGGTGCAAACTATGTTAATGCCAACTTTTATCTGGGCAATGGTAGCCTGCTTACTGGTCTCAGTAGTTTTGCGGGTGCCACTGGACCACAAGGACCAACCGGACCACAAGGACCTGCCGGAGTCAACGGCGCCACTGGTGCTACAGGGCCTGCTGGAGTCAACGGAGCAACAGGTGCTACCGGACCTGCTGGCGCAAATGGAGCCACTGGTGCCACTGGTGCTACTGGTCCTATTGGAGCCACTGGCAGTTTCAGCGGCAATCTCACTGGCAATGTGAATGGACAGGGTTTTGACATTTCAAATGTCACAACTGTGACAGCTACCACTTTCAATGGCACTGCCACAGTGGCCAATTTGGTCAATGTCAGCAACGCCAATGCGGCCTCCAGCAGTGGACAGTATGTGTTGTTCACATCTCAAACAGCTCCGGGCAACAATACCATCAGCATGGATGACAGCGGCAGCGGTTTCTCATACATACCAGACACAGGAACTATATTTGTCACAGGTGTCAGTGCCACTGGCAATGTCTCAGGTAGTTTTTTCCTTGGCAACGGCAGCCAGCTCACAGGATTGAGCAGTCTCACTGGTGCCACTGGACCACAAGGCCCAACTGGACCACAAGGACCCACAGGTGCCACGGGTGCCACAGGTACAGCTGGCACAAATGGCGCCACAGGTGCAAGTGGACCACAAGGCCCACAAGGACCTGTTGGACCACAAGGACCAACTGGACCCACAGGACCTGTGGGTGCTACTGGAGCCACAGGAGTGGGTGCATCAGGACCACAAGGACCACAAGGACCCACAGGTGCCACAGGACCGTCTGGCAGCGGTGGCGGTGGTTTAGAAGCAATTTTAATGTTAGGAGGTATGTAAATGCCAACAGTTTATAAAGTATTGGGGCAAGCAAACCCCTCAGCGGCCAGTGACAGCACACTGTACACCGTGCCAGCGGCCAATGCCGCAGTGGTCAGCACCATCAGTGTGTGCAATTTGGGCACAGCATCAACCACATTCAGGATCGCTGTGAGACCAGATGGCAATGCCATAGCCAATGTGCAATATGTGGCCTATGAAACCACGGTCAGCAGTTATGATACCATATACTTGACCATCGGTGCCACCATGCAGGCCAACAGTGTGATCACTGTGCGTGCAGCCACAGCCAATGTGGCATTCAGTGCATTTGGATCAGAGATCTATTAACAATGACAGCCGCTTATCTAAGCCCGCGTACTACTACCAACAAGGATGTGTTGCAAGTTGGACGGCCCTTGTCTAGTACTGCCAGCACTGCCTGGACCAGACCCGCAGATTGGTTGGCCTTTCCATCAGTGTTGACTGCTAGTGATGTCAAGATGTTTGGCCTGTTGGCCATTTTTGATGGCGGCACAAACTTCATCAGTTTTGCTGTGTCAGGTTCAGCCGGTTACACAGTGGACTGGGGCGACGGCGGTGCTACAGAAAACTTTGCCACTGGAGTCACAGCCAGCCATACCTATGATTACAGCACCATCAGTGGTGCCACCACTACCACAGAAGGCTACAGGCAGGTCATTGTGACCGTCACAGCACAAAGTTCAGGTACCATTACCGCTGTAGATCTACAAAAGAAAAATGCCAGCTTTACCCAGAGTGGTAGCCCCACAGCACCTTGGTTGGATCTGGACATTGCCACCAACAGTCAGGGCACAACTTTTACTATTGGCGGCGCAACTCCCACAGTGAGATTGGGTTATTTGCAACAGGTCAAGATACGCAGTTGGGCTAGTTCAGGCATCAACACTCAAATGTTTTACAATGCCATTGCCTTGCAAAGCGTAGAGTTGCCCACAGGCAGCACAGCGTTCAGCGGTAACAGCACAAGTCAAATGTTCCAAGGTTGCACGGCTCTGCAAGTAGCACCCGAAATGACACCATCTGGATTGACTACCATGGACAACATGTTCAGCGGTTGCAGCAACCTACGCAGTGTGCCTGCTTACGCCAGTTCAAGTGTGACCAATTTTTCCAACATGTTTGTGAACTGTTTTAGTCTGGAACAGGCTCCTGCGTTTGATACCAGTGCGGCAACCACCACCAGTGCCATGTACCAAAACTGTAGAAATCTTGTCAGTGTGCCCAATTACAACCTGTCTAGTTTTACGGCATCAGGCAGTAGCTGTGCCAACATGTTTGAAGGTTGCCGTAGTTTGGTAGTGGCACCATTCCTGCAGTTTCCAGCCACGGCTGCGGCCAATCGATTTACGGCCCTGAACATGTTTGTGTTCTGCGGCAGCCTGACCACTGTGCCCTTGTACAACATGGTCAACTGCAACAATGCACAGAGCATGTTCAACTCCTGTAGGAGTTTGCGTAGTGTGCCCTTGTTTGATTTCAGCAATGTCACAGACTCACAAACCTTGTTTAGTAACTGTAGCGATTTGCAAACCATACCACCATTCAATTTTGCCAGTGTGACCAATGCCCTGCAGACATTCAGCAACTGCGACAGTCTGCAAACAGTGCCAGCACTGAATTTCAGTGCGGCCACCACATTCAGTGGCCTATTCCAAAATTGTTTTAGTCTGCGTAGTGTTGGTACCATAACCACAACCACGAGCCTTCTCACTACGGCCACCATGTTTTCAGGTTGCGCGGCCTTGATCACAGCACCCACCATAACCACCATGACAGCAGTGACCACTACCACCAGCATGTTTATCAACTGCGTGGCCCTGGAAACTGTGCCCACTTATGTGACCACCAACAATGCCAACACAGTCAGCATGTTCAGTGGATGTACTGCACTAAGATCAATTCCAGTGTTGGACACTGCCAATGTGACCAATTTTGGCAGCATGTTTATCAACTGCACAGCACTAGAAGTGGCACCTGCTCTCAACACCGGCAAAGGCACCAATGTGAATGCAATGTTTTCAGGTTGCACCAGTCTTACACGGGTACCAAACTTGAACACGGCCAATGTGAACGCTGCCAGCTCCATGGTCAACCTGTTCAACGCTTGTAGCAGCCTGGCCAACATTGGAACCATAGTGGGCAACGCTGTGCCAAACACTGCCGCTTATGCCACCATGTTCAGCACCTGCACCAGCCTGGCCCGTGCAGACCTGCAACAGTTTGATTTTACATTTACCTTGGCCAATTGCAGCCTAGGTGCTGCACAACTCAACAACATATTTTCAAACTTGGCCACAGTGGTTTCTCAGACCATTACTGTCACAGGCAATCCTGGAGCGGCCACAGCCAACACAGCTATAGCCACAGGCAAAGGATGGACGGTCACAACATGACACGAGCATTTTACAAACTTGACAACGGCATTTTGCTGTCAGCACCCAATTCAGTGCTACATGCCACCTATGAACTGCATGCAGATCAACAGGCGACCTATACCTATCCTGTAGATGGATGGACCTGGTTTGAATCTGTTGAAGCGGCCCGAGCCTATTTTGGTTTGCCAGAACCTGAACCAGAACCTGTTCCGGGTGCCACAGGACCTGTGCTATGATTGAAATAGGCGGCGGAATAACCATTGGTGCCGGCATAACCATAGGTCCTGTGCCTGTGTTTGTAGAAACCAATTTTTTTGTCACACAAAATGATGTTGACAACTTGGTCACTGAAACCAATGACCCATTTATAGAGGAATAGCCCCATGGCCAATGTAAAATTTACAGACCTACCCAATCTAGCCAGTATCACGGCCAACACCATCATACCTGTGGTCGACGCCAATGTCAACTACAGTGTGACCACTGCCAACCTGCAGAGCTTTGTAAACAACAGTACTGGCAACATCAGCACCACTGGCAATGTCACTGGCAACTATTTCATAGGCAACGGTAGCCAACTCACAGGCATAGTCAGCAGTTATGGCGACAGCAATGTATCTGCGTTCTTGCCTACCTACACTGGCAATATCAGTGCCAGTAATTTTACAGCAGTGGGCAATGTGTCTGCACTGAATTTTTCAGGCAACGGTAGCCAGCTCACCGGCATTGTCAGCAGTTATGGCAATGCCAATGTGGCTGCATACTTGCCTACTTACACGGGCAATTTGAATCCCAATACGGTCAGTGCCACTGGCAATATCACAGCACCTTTCTTTTTTGGCAACGGTAGCCAACTGACTGGCTTGCCTGCTACCTACAGCGACAGCAATGTTGTGAATTTGCTCAGTGCTTTTGGCAGCAACAACATATCCACCACAGGCAATGTCACATCAGGTAGCTTTTTTGGCAATGGTGCAGGATTGACCAACTTGCCAGCAGGTATCTTGTCTGGTAATTTGACAGGCAACATCACGGGCAACGGATTCAGCATGTTGAACATTGCCACCATTACCAGCGCAGGCAATATCACAGGCGCCAATATCACTGGCACACATTTTGGCAATGGCGCTCAACTCAGCAACATTGTGACCAGCATAGTGGCAGGATCTGGTATCAGTGTGAACAATGCAACTGGTGTTGTCACTGTGACCAACAACAACCCCACACCTTATACCAATGCCAATGTGGCTGCGTTCTTGCCTACCAACACCAGCAATGTGTCTGGCAATTTCTTTATTGGCAATGGTAGCCTGTTGACCGGTATCAGTAGCACTTATGGCAACGCCAATGTTGTGAGTTTGTTGAGTGCATTTGGCAGCAACACCATCAGCACAACAGGCACTGTGACTGCCGGTAATCTTCGCACAACAGGCACAGTCAGTGCAGGCGGCAATGTGACCCTGAGCAGTAATCTCTTGGCCTATGCTGAACTGACCACTGGTCCGGTCAATACCAGTAGCAGCTTTACACCAGTTTACAACAATGGCATAGTGCAACGAATCACAGCCACGGCCAATTTTACACTAAATGCGCCCACTGGCATGGTCACTGGCAGCAGTATCACTTTGGTAATCACCCAAGATGCCACTGGATCAAGACTTATGACACCCAATGGTGTGTATCGTTTTGCCTATGGCGTTAAAACACTCAGTACTCCAGCCAACAGCATAGACATGCTTAGTATCTTTTATGATGGTAATAATTATCTGTGCAACTTGGTCAAAGGATATGTTGTCTAATGCCATTTGTTCATAATCAAACCTATTTGGGTGTCACGCCTCAAGGGTCAGGCGGCATTTATGAAATCATCAACATTGGTGGAATCACTTATGCTGTACACACTTTTGTAAGTCTTAACAATCAGAACCGCAATATCAATTTTACAATTAGTGACACTATCACATGTCAGGTCTTAATTGTAGGCGGTGGCGGTGGCGGCGGTGGCAGCGAAGGTGGCGGTGGCGGCGGTGGTCAGGTCACTGAAAACAGTTATAGTTTAACAGGTGGCGTCAATTACACCGTAACAGTAGGTGGTGGTGGCAATGGCAGTACAACAGGCCTAGCAAGCAATGGTAATTTTTCCAGAATTTTTAGCAATAGTGGCAATGTAGTTGTGGCCATTGGTGGTGGAGCAGGTGCCGGATATGGTATAGGTGTGCCCAATAATGGAGCTGCTGGCGGCAGTGGCGGTGGCGGATCTGCACTAGGTTCTGGAGGCACAGCCACCGGAGGTGGTGGCAACGGCGGATCAAGCATATATGGTTCTACCGGTGGCGGCGGTGGCGGTGCAGCACCGCAAGCAGGATTTGATGCCCTGAGCAACAATGGTGGCAACGGCGGTGCAGGAAAAACAAGTTCAATTACAGGAACCACGCAATATTTTAGTGGCGGTGGTGGTGGTGGTTATGGATCCAGTACTACCACACACAGTTTTGGTGGCATTGGCGGTGGCGGTGACGGTGGTTCTCGTTTGGTTCAGGCAGTTGCAGGAACTACAAGCACAGGCGGAGGTGGTGGCGGAGCATCGGACGGTTCTGGTAGTTTTCAAGTTGGACAATCAGGCGGCAGTGGCATTGTTATAATACGCTACCCATTAACTATAGTATAACAAGGAACAACCATGGCACAGCGCTACGAAGAAAACAAAGTACCTTTTACCAACATGACCTTCCATCCGGATGTGCCAAGCAGTGCGCTGGGCCCCAATGAATACAATTCTGGATTCAATGTAGAAACTGACATACGCGGCATCAGGTCAGTGCTGGGCGACGAAGAGATCCTGGACAACCTCACAGGCACACCAATCTATGTCACAGGCGGCTACCGAGCCAACAATGTTTGGTGGTTCGTAGCAGCCACATCAGCAGGTCGTTGGTATGCCAACAATGGTGCAGGTGCCTGGACAGAGGTCACGCCAGGTGGTGTAGCACTTTCGGGCTACGGCCTAGACACCAATATCACAGAAGCCTGGAACGGTACCACCCTGTTTATCAACGACGGTCTACATCCGCCCATGTACCTGACCGCCAGTGCCGCTGCGTTTATACAATACTCCGACGATCCCCTGGCAGCGCCACCTGCTTATGTGTGGAACTACAATCCTTCTTGGTCAAGTCTGACCGCAGGTTGGATGAGAATGTACAATACTCCCAATGTGGGAAGTATCTTGATTGCCGGCAATCTTCGCAGTGTGGATGCCAACACCAGCATAGTCACAAACTTTGCAACCACTGTGCGTTGGAGCCAGGCATTTGGCATCAACGATGGACCCACAACCTGGGCACCCACAGCACAGAATGTGGCCAACGAACTGGAAGTACCAGTGCGTGGTCCTGTGGTAGATGGCTTCCCCAGCAACGGCAATTTTTATGTGTGTAGCTACTGGGACACAGTGGTATTTTCACCAATCAATTTCCAAGGCACCAGCAACCCTGTGCTGGGTGTGCGCCTGTTCAATCAAGGACGCGGCCTGCTCAATGCCAACTGCTGGGCCAATGCAGACAGCGATGTGTATGGTGTAGATGCCAGAGATATCTGGGTGTTCAATGGCCAAGAATTTGCAGGCCTGGGCAGTCAAAGAATCAGAAACTATTTCTTTGAAAATCTCAATGTGGGCTACAGCAGCCGTGTGTTTGTGGAAAACAACACTAAAAAAAGTCAAATAGAAATCTACTATCCAGATCTCAACAGCACCGGCTGGTGCAACAAAATGATCAGTTACAACTATCTGTTAAAAGTTTGGAATGCACCCAGAGATGTCAGCAATGCCAGCATGGCTTGTGAAGCACCTGTGTATGGACCGTGGCCCGATTCAAGTGAACTGTTTGATCCTGCCAGCAGGACCATGGTGTATAGCCGTGGTGTGGCCAACACAGCCCTGGTACAAAAAGATCAAGGCTATACATTTTTGGGCAACACAGCCATTGCCAGTGAATTCCGTAGAGACAATATACAGTTGCTCAAAGACTATTCAGGACACCTGTTGGTGCACCGCATCCTGCCCGAAGTGGTCAACCTGGATACAGGAGGCTTGCCCTTGGCCAACAGCACAGGCAATATCACTGTGGCTGTGGGCGGCTCAAACAGCGTGGGGCAACCACCAGATTTCCAAGCCAATGTGACCATAGCTTGCAACACCAACAGTCCTTGGACACAGATTGATCAAAATGCCTATCGCATCAATTCAATCCGGCTCAACAACACCAGCAATTCAACGGCCTGGTTGTGCAGTGCTACCACCTGGCAGTACACACAAACACAGGACGACAGATAATGACCACATTTGCTGTAGTCAACAACAGCGACCTTTTACCAG